TCAATACAATCCATCGGTACCGATCCGTACGGTTTCGCCGCAATGTTTACAGTGAATTGCATCAGCGTCATGTAAAAACAGTCCGCAGGTGGCGCAATCAAAACGGACTTTTGCAGGACGAAACAGCACTTGCGCCAAGCGTAAAAACAATGTCACGCCAAAGAACATCACAGCGATGGACACCATACGGCCCTTGGTGCCTTCCAAAGTGATATCGCCAAAGCCAGTGGTGGTCAGGGTGGTGATGGTGAAATAAAGCGCGTCGGCATAATTGCGAATGGCAGGGTTGTCGTTATGTTCCAGCGCATAGATGAGCCCTGTGGTGACAAAGATAAACACCAGTAAATTGATTAGAGCGACGATAACGTCTTCATGCTTGCGAAACACAACAAAGTCGTGCCGAAGGCGGTTCATCAATTGGTAGGTGTGGAGCAAGCGCAGGGTCCGCAAGATCCGCAAAAATCCCAATCCTTCGCCAGCGAGCGGGGCTAAAAATGATATCAAGGCAGCGATATCGGCCAAGGTCGAAGGTCGCGTGAGATACCACATCCGTCGATCTGCTGTGTAAACGCGGGCGGAAAAGTCGATCAAGATGAGCACACCAAAGACCAGATCCAAGCGTTCGATCCACATCGCAGGCGCGAGGAAAGATGTGCAGACGACAAAGCAGATGGTGATCAGATCAAAGGTCAAAATAGCATAGCGAAACCGATGGGCGCGCGGGCTGTTGCCTTCGTAGAGCGCATTGAGCGTATCGGAAAATCCTGTGGCCATCGATCTTTGTCCTTTTGTCTTTATGCCTTGTCATGAAATGTTTTGCCCTGTGTTTCAAGGGGCTGTCACGGGTGCGCCCTTTGGTTTAGTGAAACGTAAATTGGTGCGAACTTTGACTTAACCAATTGAAAACATTAAATAACTTGACTTCTTGGGCATTTTCAGGCACTTCTAAATAGGCTAGAAGACGTGAGTGTATGATCTGGCGCAGTCTGTGGGGGTTGCGCAAATTTGATCACTGTTACGGGGTGAGCCCGTCTCACGTCTCTCGTGCGGAGAATGCATGAGAGGCAGGTAGAACATGACTTTGCAATCATCTGTGGGGGATGACGATGGCCCAAAAGATATTCTTGGGTCTGCAAATCGAAACCTAGAACGGACCATCATGGCCCTTGATACGGCGCTTTGTCGTTTGGAAAATGATGATCTTGATGCTGGGGCTGCGGTTCAAAAAGCCATCGCAGAAATGCGGCGCGCCCAAGACACAGCCCTGAAAGAAAGGCAGAAAGTTGATGACGACCGACGAAAACTCGACCTTGCGACTTCAGACAGCGCCATCGACTTTGACGCAGCACGGGCTTCGATCCTTGATAGCTTGGATCGCGTCCGAAGATCGCGCCGTCCAGATTCAGTTTCTGAATGATCTGGAAAGCCACGATCAGGGAGCGCTTTTGGCGCTCCCTTTCCTATTTGAGGCATGGGCCTTAGATCACCAGATGCCGCCCGAAGGCGATTGGCGCACATGGGTGATCATGGGCGGGCGCGGCGCAGGTAAAACACGCGCTGGATCTGAATGGGTGCGCAGCATGGTGGAAGGGTCGCGGGCCTTGGAAAAAGGGCGCGCCAAACGTGTGGCGCTTGTGGGCGAGACCTACGACCAAGCCCGTGAAGTGATGGTCTTTGGCGATAGTGGCATTCTGGCCTGTTCACCGCCTGATCGTAGGCCGACATGGGTGGCCACGCGGCGCACGCTTGTCTGGCCCAATGGGGCTGAAGCTATGGTGTTTTCTGGAAATGATCCTGAAGCGTTGCGCGGTCCACAGTTTGATGCCGCATGGGTGGATGAATTAGCGAAATGGAAAAAACCGCGCGAAGCTTGGGATATGCTGCAATTTGGTCTGCGTTTGGGCGATAATCCGCGCCAAGTCGTTACAACGACGCCGCGCAATGTGGGGATTTTAAAAGAAATCCTAGAACTTGCCTCAAGCACCGTGACCCGCGCCCCGACAGAAGCAAATGCAGCCAATCTGGCGCCGTCATTCTTGGAAGAAGTGCGGATGCGCTACGCAGGCACGCGCCTTGGTCGACAAGAATTGGACGGGGTTTTGCTTGAGGAAGAAGAGGGCGCTTTGTGGTCTTTGCAGCAGCTTGAAGAAAACCGTGCGGACAAGCTGCCAGACTTTGATCGCATCGTTGTGGCTGTTGATCCGCCTGTCACCGCGCATGCTGGATCAGACGAATGTGGGATTGTCGTTGTGGGCGCCGTGACCCAAGGCCCGCCACAAGATTGGTGCGCTTACGTGTTGGAAGATGCGACCATGTCGGCTGCAAAGCCCACCGCTTGGGCAAAAGGCGCGATTGACGCATTGGAACGCTGGGAAGCCGATAAAATCGTGGCAGAAGTCAATCAAGGCGGTGATTTGGTAGAAAGTGTGATTCGTCAGGTGGATGCTTTGGTGCCCTATAAATCTGTGCGCGCCACGCGGGGGAAATCAGCGCGGGCCGAACCTGTGGCCGCATTGTACGACCAAGGGCGCGTGCGTCACAGTCGCGGATTGGGCGCATTGGAAGATCAGATGACTAAAATGACGGCGCAGGGCTATAAGGGCTCGGGATCACCAGATCGTTTGGATGCTTTGGTCTGGGCGGTACATGAGCTGATGATTGCGCCTGCGGCCAGTCACAAACGCCCACGGATACGTACCTTAGGGTAGGCATATTTCGAAAGTATTCCTGAATTGGCGGCCTCGGTTTGTCACGCAAGTGGTGAACTGGGGCCGTTTTTTATTGGTGTACATACAGTATATGACCGAGCTCAACTTTGATTTTCTTCCATTATACTGTTGTAAATCAATACCTTAATTGTGGGTGTTGCGTGGTCAAAGCTGCACAGAACGCTCTGCTAGTAAGTTCTTTTAACCTATCCCTTAAAACTCATTCTACCGAAGGCGAACAGACAGCAGCCCTGCTGCAGTGGATCGCAAACGGTCACAAGTTTTGGGAAGGCGCGGGCACCGCGGCGGGCTGAGATGCGCGATAAGCGGATCATGCTCCCTTTCCAGACCCTTGGGTGGCCCCATGCGAGAGGGCCCCCAAGGGTCGAAGTTTGAACAGTGAGCCATGCGGCTTTGGGGCTTGCCCGAAGGTGCATTTGCGAGATGCCGATGGGGCATCGTTGGACAGTTTTGAGGAGAGACACGGATATGGTGTTTGACTTTATGAAGCGCGGCGCCGCAGCGCAGCCCGAGGTAAAAGCCTCAGCAACAGGGCCAGCGGTCGCCTACTCAAGCGCAGGTCGTGTGGCATGGAGCCCCCGCGATACAGTCACTTTGACCCGTGTGGGGTTTAGCGGCAATCCAGTGGGTTTTCGGTCGGTCAAGTTGATCGCAGAAGCCGCAAGTGCCTTGCCTTTGATCTTGCAAAATGCCGATGCGCGTTTTGAAAAACATCCGCTTTTGTCTGTGATTTCACGTCCAAACCCTGTTCAGGGTCGCAGCGATTTGTTTGAGGCGCTTTATGCGCAGATCTTGTTGTCGGGCAACGGATATTTGGAAGCTGTCGGCGAATGGGGCCAAGTGCCTGCGGAATTGCATGTGCTGCGCTCTGATCGCATGAGCTTGGTGCCTGGTGCAGATGGCTGGCCCATTGCCTATGAATATGCGGTTGGCAATCGTAAGCATCGTTTTCACGTCGAAGATGGCCATTCTCCCGTGTGTCACATCAAATCTTTCCATCCCAGCGATGACCATTATGGGTTGTCGCCGATCCAAGCGGCGGCCACGGCGATTGACGTGCATAATTCTGCATCGCGCTGGTCCAAGGGGCTGCTTGATAATGCAGCGCGTCCTTCAGGTGCGATTGTGTATAGCGGTTCTGATGGTCAAGGCACGATGACGGCGGATCAATATGATCGCTTGTTGATGGAAATGGAAAGCAATCACCAAGGTGCGCGCAATGCAGGGCGTCCGATGTTGCTAGAGGGTGGTTTGGATTGGAAACCGATGGGGTTCAGCCCCTCTGATATGGAATTCCAAAAAACCAAAGAAGCCGCCGCACGTGACATTGCACTGGCCTTTGGCGTGCCGCCCATGTTGTTGGGTATTCCAGGTGACGCGACCTATGGCAATTACCAAGAAGCAAACCGCGCGTTTTACCGTCTGACGGTGCTGCCTTTGGTGCAAAAAGTTGCAGGCTCTGTCGGGCATTGGTTGTCTGAAATGACGGGCGAGGCAGTCGAGTTAAAACCCGATCTGGATCAGGTTTCTGCCCTTGCACCTGAACGAGATGCCCAGTGGAATCGTGTGGCCAAGGCTGACTTTCTGACGGCTGATGAAAAACGCGCCATGTTGGGATTGCCGCCGTTGAGTGCCCAAGCGCAGGCCGAAGTTTTTGACGATGTTTCATCACTGGAAGCGTCGATAGATGATGTGGATACCCAAACTGAGGAGACGCCAGATGCGTAAGGAATTTGCAGGCGGGCTAGAGCATAAATTCATGCGAATTGGCGAAGATATCAAGGTTACGGATGGTGTCAAAATCGAAGGCTACGCCTCGTTGTTTGGTTTGGCCGATCAGGGTGGCGATATCGTTCAGATCGGTGCCTATAAGAAATCATTGAATGATCTCAAGGCCAAAGGTCGATCTGTTAAGATGCTTTGGCAGCATGATCCAGCACAACCTATCGGCATTTGGGATGAGGTGCGCGAAGACGCGCGCGGTCTCTATGTCAAAGGTCGGCTGCTGACGGATGTCGAAAAGGGACGCGAAGCTGTGGCCTTGATCGAAGCAGGTGCGATTGACGGATTGTCGATTGGCTACCGCACGGTGCGTGCGCAAAAGCATCGCGACCAAAAGGATGGCAAGGCCGCGAGGCTATTGTCGGAATTGGAACTGTGGGAGGTTTCACTCGTGACATTTCCCATGCTTCCGCAAGCGCGTTTGATAACGGAAGAAAAGGGCGATGATCCTTGTTCTGACGAACATCTGATGCGCGACCTCGCGGACGCTTTCACAAGCGCACGCAAGCTGCTGGCCCGCGACTAAGGCCAGCGTTCTCACCCTCTAACCAACAAAACACAAAGGATTGTTTGGATGAGCAAAACCGAGACAAACGCTCGGGCCGGTACCGGTGTGTCCGATATGTCGGCTAAATCAATGCCGGTTATGGGCGGTCCTGCCACTGAGGTGAAGACCGCGCTGGCCGGTTTCATGAGTGATCTCAAAGACTTTCAAACCGAAATTAAATCTAAATTTCAAGAACAGGAAGAGCGACTGACCATGCTTGATCGTAAATCACATAATTTTGGCCGTCCGGCCCTTTCCGTAGCCCAAGAGGTAGACATGTCCCATAAATCAGCATTCGGCACATATGTGCGCAACGGAGACGACGACGCATTGCGTGGTTTGGAACTTGAAGGCAAAGCGATGTCTTCAGCCGTAAATGGCGATGGTGGCTATTTGGTTGATCCGCAAACGGCTGATACGATTAAATCAGTTCTAAAATCAACTGCTTCTATCCGTTCTATCGCCAATGTGGTGAACGTCGAAGCCACATCTTATGATGTGTTGATCGACACAACGGATGTCGGCACTGGTTGGGTATCAGAAACGGGGAGCGTGTCTGAAACTGGCACGCCAACGATTGATCGCATTTCGATCCCGCTGTTCGAATTGTCAGCTTTGCCCAAAGCGTCACAGCGTTTGTTGGACGATGCGGCGTTTGACATCGAAGCATGGCTTGCGGGTCGTATTGCTGATAAATTTGCGGCCTCTGAAGCCTCTGCCTTTATCAACGGCGATGGTATCGACAAACCAACGGGTATTTTGGCCCATGCACAGATCGCCAATGATTCATGGGCTTGGGGCTCTTTGGGTTATGTGGCTACTGGCACAGATGGCGGCTTTGATGGCGCAAATCCAGCGGACGCGATTGTTGAGCTCGTCTACTCACTCGGCGCGCAATACCGCGCAAACGGTACATTCGTGATGAATTCCAAAACTGCTGGCCAAGTGCGCAAGCTCAAAGACGCTGACGGCCGTTTCTTGTGGTCCGACGGTTTAGCTGCAGGCGAACCTGCACGTCTCATGGGCTATCCTGTGTTGATCGCAGAAGACATGCCTGACATCGCATCTGACGCAGCTGCCATCGCCTTTGGTGACTTCGCGGCAGGCTACACCGTGGCCGAGCGCCCAGATCTGCGCATCTTGCGTGATCCATTTTCAGCCAAGCCACATGTCCTATTCTACGCAACAAAGCGCGTTGGTGGTGATGTGAGCGATTTTGCAGCGATCAAACTGTTGAAATTCTCTGTCGCTTAAGTCCTGAAAAAGAACGAGTTCGTGCCTGATCGGTGATCGGTCAGACACGAACGGTGGGTGCGCGTCTCGTTTGACGTGTTGTCTAGCTGCTCCCCCTCCGTCCGAGCAACACGGGGGCGCGCATCCATCATCACAAGTGGCAGGGGGACCCGGAAATCGGAGATGTACCATGATGTTAATGGAGCAAAGCCAAGTACCCACAGCGGTACTGCCGGTCGCACAGTTCAAAGATCATTTGAGACTGGGCACAGGCTTTGGCGATGACGGGGTTCAGGATGGGGTTCTTGAGACATATTTGCGCGCGGCACTCGCAGCCGTCGAGGCGCGTACAGGTAAGGTCTTGATTGAACGTGATTTTGCTTGGACCTTATCAGCGTGGCGCGACCTTGGCACACAAACACTGCCTGTCGCCCCAGTGACTGCGATCACAGCCTTGGTGATTGTAGATCGTTTGAACGTAGAAACTGTGATCGATGCTGGCAAATACTTGCTGGATAAAGACACCCACCGGCCGCGGATCGTGTCCAGCGGTTTCGTATTGCCGCCTGTGCCTGTTGCGGGCTCTGCACGGATCGAATTTAGCGCAGGCTTTGGCCCTACTTGGGGTGATATTCCAGCGGATATTGCACAAGCCGTGATGTTGTTGGCTGCGCATTTCTACGAGCACCGTCATGCGGCTGCTGTGTCAGGCCAATCTATGCCTTTTGGGGTGAGCGCACTTTTAGATCGCTACCGCAATGTGCGTTTGTTTGGAGGACGTGGCTGATGTCGGCAATGGTTCACCTAAATCGCAAACTTATTTTAGAAGATGCGCAGCGCGCCTCTGACGGGGCGGGTGGTTATGTGGAAACATGGACGCAGTTGGGCACGCTTTGGGCCTCAATTCAAGCGGGGACAGGGTCGGAAAAATCCGAAGATTTTGTCACAGTCTCCCGCGTGCCACTGAAAATCATCGTGCGGGGCGCGCCAGTGGGATCACCACGTCGCCCCAAACCTGATCAACGCTTTATCGAAGGCGGACGCGTGTTTCGTATTCTATCGGTCACTGAAAAGGATGCGGGGGGCCGCTACCTTACATGTCAAGCGCGTGAGGAGGTTGCATCATGAGTTATGGCGTATCAGCGGCCCTGCAAACGGCTGTCTTTCAAGCCCTGTCCAATGACGCAACGCTTGATGGTTTGGTCGGGGGGGCGATCTATGACGCGGCGCCTACGGGCACTGTGCCTGCGCTTTATGTGAGTTTGGGGCCAGAGGATGTGATTGATGCTTCTGATAAAACTGGCCAAGGGGCACGGCACGAATTTGTGGTCAGCGTTGTGTCGGACACAGCAGGATTTTTGACTGCCAAAGGTGTGGGTGCCGCCATTTCAGATGTGCTCGTTGATGCTGATTTGCCCCTCACACGAGGGACATTGATCGGGCTTTACTTTGTGTCGGCAAAAGCGCGGCGCGTTCAAGACAGTGATGTGCGCAGGATCGATATTCGGTTCATGGCGCGTGTTGAAGATTCCTAATTTCTTATCAAAGGGGCTTATGAAATGGCTGCTCAAAACGGAAAAGACCTACTTATCAAACTCGACATGACTGGCGCTGGTCAGTTCGAAACTATTGCTGGTCTTCGGGCCACGCGGATTTCATTCAACACAGAAAGTGTCGATGTGACATCACTGGAAAGTTCCGGTGGTTGGCGCGAACTTTTAGGGGGAGCAGGTGTAAAATCTGCCTCCATTTCAGGATCAGGAGTCTTCAAAGACCAAAACACGGATGAACGTGCACGTCAGATTTTCTTTGATGCAGAGGTGCCGAATTTTCAAGTGATTATCCCTGATTTCGGCGTGGTTGAAGGCCCGTTTCAACTGACATCAATCGAATATGCGGGGTCTCACAATGGCGAGGCCACATATGAGCTGTCGATGGCCTCTGCGGGCGCTTTGACCTTTACGGCGGATTAAGCAATGGCAAACCCCTTCGCAGGTGAGGTTGCACTCACACTTGATGGCACACGCTATGTCTTAAAGCTCACTTTAGGTGCTTTGGCTGAGCTTGAGGCAGGTCTGGAAACCGACACATTGGTGGCTTTGGTTGAACGCTATGAAGCAGGCAATTTTTCCACAGCAGATGTCTTGCGTTTGGTCGTGGCTGGCCTGCGGGGGGGCGGCTGGACGGGTGGCTACGATGACATCCTTAAGGCCGATATTGCAGGCGGACCATTGGAAGCTGCACGGGTGGGGGCTGCGCTGATCGCGCGGGCTTTCACTGTGCCAGGATAGGTTGCCTATGTCGCTCATTTCCAACGGTGGTTTCGATTGGCCCGCTTTGATGCGGGCAGGGATGAACGGTTTGCGCCTAAAGCCAAATGAATTTTGGGCGCTGACCCCAGCCGAGCTTTTATTGATGCTTGGCGCAGGATCAGGATCTGCACCGCTTAGCCGGTCGCGACTTGATGAATTGGCACAGGCCTACCCAGATACAGTCTCGGGCAGTGCTACGGCGAAAGGGCAAGAAAATGGCTGATATTAATGGTCTCGATAAATTTGATGACAAGCTGTCTCAGATGGAAGATGCAATCGGCGGCGCTGAAGCAATGGCAGCGGCGTTCAATCAAGAAATGGTGCGCCTGCAAGCGACTGTGGCGGAAACTCAGCGCGAGGTTGCCGTGTTGGAACGCGGCATTTCTCGGGGGTTGAAACGCGCCATAGACGGTTTGGTTTTTGATGGCGATACATTGGCTGAAGCCATGCGCGGTGTCGGTAAGTCCATGCTGGATGCCGCGTATAACGCAGCCGTAAAACCCGTGACAAACCATGTCGGGTCTGTGCTTGGAAACGGCTTGGAATCCATCATTCAAGGTCTCTTGCCATTCGAAAACGGGGGCAGTTTTTCCCAAGGGCGCGTCACGCCTTTTGCCTCTGGCGGTGTGGTGTCAAACCCGACCTATTTCCCCATGCGTGGCGGCACAGGTTTGATGGGCGAAGCAGGGCCTGAAGCGATAATGCCCCTGTCACGCGGTGCCAATGGCAAGTTGGGTGTGCGCGCTGAAGGGGGTGCCAAAAATATCAATGTGACGATGAATATATCGACGCCAGATGTTGAAGGTTTCCGCAGATCCAATTCGCAAATCGCCGCTCAATTGAACCGCGCCATTGGGCGTGGGCAGCGCAACCAATAGCGCAATTCATTTCATAATTTCAGGCCTTTTGCGCCTTTTAAGCCATCCGATAAAGGGGGAAAACATGGGTTTTCATAATGTAAGATTTCCAGCCAACCTAAGCTTTGGTTCCGTGGGTGGCCCTGAACGGCGCACCGAAGTTGTGACTTTGGCGAACGGTTTCGAGGAGCGCAACACGCCTTGGGCGCACTCGCGCAGGCGTTATGATGCAGGACTTGGCATGCGGTCTTTGGACGACATCGAGGCGCTCATTGCATTTTTCGAGGCACGTCAGGGGCAGCTTTATGGGTTTCGCTGGAAAGATTGGTCGGATTTCAAATCATCGAAAGCGTCAAAATCAGTCAATTTTGAAGATCAAACCATTGCCTATGGGGATGGTGAAACCTCAGTTTTTGCTTTGAACAAAAGCTATAGCTCTGGCGAGATTACCTATGTGCGCCCTATCACAAAGCCTGTTTTGGGTACTGTGAATATCGGCTTGCAAGGTGTTGAATTACAAGAATCTATTGATTGGACAGTGGACACAGCAACAGGGTTGGTCACGTTTTCCGTCCCCCCCGAAGAAGGAATTTTAATCTCGGCAGGCTTCGAATTTGACGTGCCTGTCCGCTTTGACACCGACCGTATCGCCACCTCTGTTTCATCGTTTCAAGCGGGCGAAGTGCCGAATGTGCCTATTGTCGAGGTGCGCGTGTGATGGCCGATTATGCATTGAAAAACCACTTAGAAACTGGCGCAACCACGGTTTGTCGTTGTTGGGCCGTGATCCGAAAAGATGGCGAAACCTACGGGTTTACCGATCATGATACAGACCTTGAATTCGAAGGCATGGTCTTTGGTGCGGATTCAGGTTTGACCGCAAATGCGCTAGAGCAATCCACTGGCCTGTCCGTTGACAACACGGAAGCGCTTGGGGCTTTGTCATCTGCTGCTGTCACAGAAACGGATATCCAAGCAGGTCGTTTTGACGGCGCTGCGGTAAAATCATGGTTGGTGAACTGGGCAAATGTTTCTGAACGTGTTGTGCAATTCAACGGCACCTTTGGTGAAATAACCCGATCTGCAGGTGGGTTTCGGGCTGAACTGCGCGGGCTTACTGAGGCGTTAAATCAACCGCAAGGGCGGGTCTATCAGTCAGGCTGTGGTTCTGTTCTGGGCGATGCACGCTGTAAGTTCGATGTGAATGACCTCGGCTATCACACTGAAATCATAGTTGAAAAGGTTGAGGACGGAAAGTTTTTCGACTTTGCATCCTTAGAGGGATTTGATGACCGTTGGTTCGAAAACGGCCGTCTTATTGTGCAATCTGGCGCGGCTGAGGGCCTGTTTGGCATGATCAAAAATGATCGGCTGACCTCTCAGGGACGCAGAATTGAACTGTGGGAAGATCTTCGTGGCAAGATCGCTCAAGGGGATCAAATACGGCTTGAGGCAGGGTGTGACAAGCGCGCTGAGACCTGCCGCTTGAAATTTGATAACTTCCTAAATTTTAGCGGCTTTCCACATATTCCGGGTGAAGATTGGCTGACCTCATACCCTGTCTCAAACGGCCAAAATAATGGCGCAAGCCTATATGGCAATACGTCAGGTGGGTCAGAATAATGCAAGCTGAAACAATTGTATCCGCCACTCGCGAATGGATTGGCACCCCATATGTGCATCAAGCGTCTTGCAAAGGGGCTGGCACCGATTGCTTGGGTCTCCTGCGCGGCGTTTGGCGTGAGCTTTACGGCCAAGAGCCTGAACTCGTTCCCGCCTATACCCAAGATTGGTCAGAGCCACAGCGCGATGAACGACTGCTCCACGCCGCACAGCGCCATTTGGTGCAAAAACCGTTGGAGCAAATGCAAGGCGGTGATGTTTTGCTGTTTCGCATGCGCAGTAAAAGCGTGGCCAAGCATGTTGGAATCGTGGCGACAGCGGGTGCCGCACCGACATTTATCCATGCTTACAGCGGGCATAGCGTGGTTGAGAATGCGCTGACAGCGCCGTGGCGTCGCCGTGTGGCGGCCTGTTTTTCATTCCCTCAGAACGGAGGCTAAGTCATGGCAACTATTGTACTTTCCGCAGTGGGTGCCGCCGCAGGTGCATCAATCGGTGGTGGCGTATTCGGATTATCATCCGTCGTGATCGGTCGCGCAATTGGCGCGACTATCGGGCGTGCTATTGATCAACGTGTCATGGGTGTCGGCAGTCAAGTCGTTGAAACCGGAAAAGTGGATCGGTTTCGCCTAACAGGGGCGTCAGAAGGCACTGCGATTGCGCAGGTCTACGGACGCATGCGTGTTGGTGGCCAAGTGATCTGGGCCACGCAGTTTCAAGAACAATCGACCACCTCTGGCGGAGGCAAGGGCGGGGCGCAGCAGCCTAAAGTTACAGAATATAGCTATTCGATTTCGCTCGCGATTGCTCTTTGCGAAGGTGAAATTTCACGCATCGGTCGCATTTGGGCAGATGGGATCGAAATTGAACCAACGGATCTGACGATGGAGGTCTACACAGGCAGCGAAGATCAGATGCCAGACCCCAAAATGGAAACCGTTGAGGGGGCAGGCAATGTGCCAGCGTACCGCGGGCTGGCCTATGTGGTTTTACAAGATCTGAACCTTGCGCGCTTTGGCAATCGTGTGCCGCAGTTCACCTTTGAAGTGATGCGCCCAGATCAAGCTGAGGGCCCCAAAAGCGATCTCACACATCTTGTAAATGCCGTTGCTATGATCCCTGGCACGGGGGAATATGCATTGGCGACCTCACCTGTCTACTTACAAAGTGGGCTAGGCGAAACTGTGGCTGTCAATGTGAATTCGCGGTCGGGTAAAACCGATTTTGACAGTTCCGTTGACGCTCTCAAAGACGAGTTGCCCAATTGTGGATCAACGTCATTGGTTGTGTCTTGGTTCGGTGACGATCTACGCGTTGGCAATTGCAGCTTGTTGCCAAAAGTGGAGCAGGCCGCGTCAGATGCGGCTGACATGCCGTGGACAGTTGCTGGATTTACACGCTCTACTGCGGCATTGGTTCCGCGTGATGGTGATGACCGTGTTGTTTACGGCGGCACACCGTCTGACCAATCTGTCATAGAAGCGATCACAGCCTTGCAAAACGCAGGGCAGGACGTGATGTTTTATCCGTTTATCCTTATGGATCAACAAAATGGCAACGGGCTGACAGACCCTTGGACGGGCGCATCAGACCAACCTGCCTTGCCTTGGCGTGGGCGCATTACGACCTCTATGGCTCCTGGCCAAACGGGGTCGACGGATGGCACGAGCGCTGCAGATGCAGAGGTCGCAAACTTCATTGGTACAGCGCAAATCAGCGATTTTGCCATTGTCGATGGCGCGGTTCAGTATTCTGGTCCAAATGAAGCCTCTTACCGTCGCATGATTTTACATTACGCGCATCTTTGTGTTGCCGCAGGCGGGGTCGAAGCCTTTTGCATCGGCTCTGAAATGCGCAGTTTAACCCGTATTCGCGGGGCCAATGGGTTTCCTGCTGTTGATGCTTTGGTGCAATTGGCCGCTGATGTGCGCGCCATTGTCGGACCTGAATGCAAGGTCAGCTATGCCGCGGACTGGTCTGAATATTCTGGCTATTCCATTGATGGCAATCTGTATTATCCGCTTGATACACTTTGGGCGGATGACAATATCGATTTCATTGGGATCGACAATTACATGCCTTTGTCAGATTGGCGTGATGAAGATGGCCATGCGGATGAAGCCTATGGGTCGATCTACAATCTCGATTACCTAAAAGACAATATCGAGGGCGGCGAAGGCTATGATTGGTATTATGCCTTTGACGAGCACGCAGACGCGCAGATCCGCACGCCTATCCAAGACGGTGCTTACGGCGAAGATTGGGTCTGGCGCTACAAAGATTTACGTGGCTGGTGGGAAAATGATCACCACGAGCGCTTGAATGGCGTGCGGGTAGAAGCGCCGACATCGTGGGAACCCAAATCAAAACCGATCTGGTTCACAGAAATCGGCTGTGCTGCGATTGATAAAGGCACCAATCAGCCCAATAAATTCATCGACATCAAATCGTCTGAAAGCTCACTGCCGAAATATTCGAACGGACGGCGGGATGATTTCATTCAGCTGCAATATGTGCGGGCTTTGACGGAATACTGGGCGCAAAGCGATGTGAATCCTGTATCAGACATCTATGGCGCACAGATGATTGATATGAGCCGTGCCCATGTTTGGGCATGGGATGGCAGACCTTTTCCAGCCTTCCCAACGGTGACATCTTTGTGGAGTGACGGCGGTAATTACACCAAAGGGCATTGGCTTAACGGGCGGTCTACCGCGCGGTCATTGGGCGATGTTGTGGCCGAAATTTGTACACGATCTGGCGTGAAAGACTTCAATACCAAAGAACTTTACGGCTTGGTACGTGGCTATACAGTTGGTGAAATTTCTGGCGCACGTTCTGCACTTCAACCTCTCATGCTGGCCTTTGGGTTTGAAGCGATCGAACGCGACGGGATTTTGACGTTTAGGTCTCGTGATGGCAAATCCAAAGCTATGGTTTCGTCAGAGCAACTGGCCCTGACTGCGGATCAAGAGTCCGCAGTGCAACTGACACGCGCCCCCGAAGCTGAAGTCGCCGGAAAAGTGCGCTTGAGCTTCGTTGATGCGGATGCCGACTATGGCATGCGGGCCGAAGAAGCCGTGTTTGCAGACGAAGAAAGCCGTCTTGTGTCGCAATCTGAACTGCCTTTAGCACTCACACGCGCTGAAGGCCGCCAGATCGTTGAGCGCTGGTTGGCCGAGGCGCGTATCGCACGCGATACAGCACGTTTTTCCTTTGCGCCGTCTGATTTTGAATTGGGCGCGGGGGATGTAATTTCTCTCGAAGACAAGGATGGTAAATCTTTGTACCGCATTGATCACGCCACATTGGGCGATGTGCGTGAAGTCGAAGCGGTGCGCGTAGAACCAGAGACCTATGAACCCTCTGAAACCGTTGACGAATTGTTCGAAGCGCAGCCCTTTTATGCACCTGTACCTGTCTTGGCGCAGTTTCTGGATTTGCCTTTGCTCTCTGGCGAAGAAACACCCCATGCACCTTATGTGGCAGCCACTGCAACAACATGGCCCGGCTCGGTTGCGGTCTACGGGTCCAGCTCTGACAGCGGCTATCAGTTGAATAAATTGTTGCCAAGCTGGGCGACCATTGGCGTGACGCAAAACACCTTGGTGGCAGCTGAACCTGCGCTTTGGGATCGTGGTGCGGCGCTGCGGGTGAAACTTGTCCGCGGCACCTTGAGTGGTGCGGATGAACAGGCAGTTTTGAACGGTGTCAACATTGCGGCAATCGGGGATGGATCGTCTTCCAATTGGGAAGTGTTCCAATTCGCCAAAGCAGAACTTGTGGGACCAAACACCTATGAGGTGTCAATGCGGCTGCGCGGGCAGGCGGGCACCGATGGGCTTAGCGCCACTTGGCCGATTGGATCGCGGTTCGTCCTAGTCAATGAAACCCTGCGTCAAATTGATCTTGCGCAATCTGCACGGGGCTTGGCGCGTCACTACCGTATTGGCCCTTCGCAGCGCCCCAATGATGACCCCAGCTATCAGCACTTTGTTGAGGCCTTCGACGGTATCGGCCTGCGCCCCTATGCGCCTGCGCATCTGCGCGCGGCTGCAAACGGATCAGGCGATACAAGTTTTACTTGGCTGCGCCGCAGTCGGATTGATGCGGATAGTTGGCAGTCGGTCGATGTGCCTTTGGGCGAAACCGTGGAAAGCTATGTGGTGCAGGTTATCCAAAGCGGGTCGGTGCTGCGCGAAGACTATGTGGCCACCCCAAGCTGGACATATACGGCGTCTCAGAAAACTGCGGATGGGCTGACAGGTCCGTATTCCGTTCAAATTGCCCAGATTTCCGAAAGTTTCGGACCGGGCCTTTACAAAAGGATTGATCTCAATGAGTGATACAACCCGTTTTTCACTGCCCCTTTTGCAGGCCGCACAGGCGCAAAAACATGTGACAATGAACGAAGCTCTGACCCGTGTCGATGGGCTGTTGCAACTGACTTTAAAGTCCATCACAGGCAACACGCCGCCCCTTGCTCCGCAAGATGGTGATGCTTACGGCATCGGCCCTGCGGCCGTGAATGATTGGTCGGGGCAAGAGGGAAATATCGCACTCTTCGCCAATGGAGGCTGGGTTTTCATTGCGCCAAGTCTCGGCATGCGCGCCTATATCGCTGACCAATCTGGCTTTGCCACATATGATGGCGCGGGCTGGATTTTAGGGGCTCAATCCTTATCCGCCAATGGCGCTGGCATGCAGTTTATGGTGCGCGAAATAGATCACACCATCACTGCGGGATCTGTGTCAAATGTAGGTTTCGCCATACCCGGTCAAGCGGTGGTCTACGGTGTGACGGGGCGGGTCATTTCCGAGATCACAGGCAGTTTGTCGGGCTATTCTGTTGGTGTTTCCAGCTCATCCAACCGATATGGATCGGGCTTGTCCTTGGCCAACGGCAGTTGGATGCGCGGCCTCACAGGTACGCCTTTGACCTATTATTCGGACGAGGATCTCGTTTTAACGGCTGAAGGTGGCGATTTTACAGCAGGTGAAATTCGTTTGGCAATTCACTATGCGCAATTCTCGCTGCCGCGCGCCTAA